TTATATTAATTAAATATAATATTGCAAAAAGTTGATTGAAATATTGAGTAATTAAGGATTTTGCAAGATTTGATTTAAAGCCATTTTTTATTTGATTTAAGGCATTAATGGGTTTGCATAATATAAACGTACAGGTGTTTTGCAGATCGTGCTTTTTGGTATAAATCAGATAGTTACGGGGGTGAAATTATTTAACTTAATATTAATGGAAAAGGTAAATTTGAAAGTGAATTTAATATAATAAAACATGGGAATTGAAAAATTCATAAAGAAAATAAGTGTTCAAACAGCGGTGTATTGGGGCAATCCGGAGAATGATGGGAGTGGAGGATTTGTGTTTGATGAACCGGTTGAAATCAAATGTCGGTGGGAAGACAAGACTCAAATTGTGAACGATTCAGATGGTAGTGAAGTGGTGAGTGATTCCTTTATTTTGACAAATGAAGATCTGGATGAAAACGGTTATTTGTTTTTGGGGACACTGGATGATTTGGATAGTGATGAATTAAATGATCCAAAATCAAAATCAGGTGCTCGGGCAATATTAAGTAAAAACAAAATTCCTATGATACGAAGTACAAAGGAATTCGTGAGGTTGTATTATTTGAAACGCAAAAATCAATAAAAAAGATATGGCACGTACATTAGAGCAAAAGCAAATGAGCCTGAGAGGGTTTGCGGAAGTGAAAGCAAATTTAAACCGGGAAATTCAAAAGATTGAAAAACGTACAATGTATGGAATGATAAAAGCAGTTGATTTTATCCATCGTAAAACGGAAACCGAAAGTCCAAAAGTGCCGGTGGATACCGGGAATTTGAGACACAGTTGGTTTACCAGCACTATGAAGGTGGAACATAAACCGGTCATTAAGTTTGGATTCAGTGCTAATTATGCGTTGTGGGTACATGAAATGGTGGATGCTAATTTTCACCGGAACGGGAGTGGGGCAAAGTTTTTGGAAGCTCATTTAATGCAAAATCATAATGAAGTATTAAGAATAATTGGTGAAAACGCAAGAATAATATGAACGCAACAAGTGAAGATATTAAAGACATGTTGGAAGCTGAAACCGGGTTGGATTTGGTGTTTGGGGAAAATTTATTCATTTCCCGTGAACCATCCAATCCCAATAATACAGTAACCATATTTGACACCATTGGTCGTCCAGACCAATTAACGTTCAACCGTTCGGAACGGTATGAATATCCATCAGTCCAGATACGGGTGAGAAATACTCGATCAGGGGATGCTTGGGATATTATTGAGAAAATAAAGGTAGCATTACATGGCCGGGCACATGAGACATGGAATGATACCTATTATAGTGTGATTCATTGTATATCTGGCCCAGCCATGCTGGACTGGGATGACAATGGTCGGATTCGTTTAATTATTAATTTTAACGTGCAAAGGAGGTAAATTATGCCAGGATTAAGTAATGCGATTGCTGGAGTTGGAACAGTGTTTCGGCGTTGGGATGCTTCAGCAGGTGATTGGGACAATTTGGCGGAAATAAATTCCATCAGTGGCCCAGGGATGACCCGTGATTTCATCGATGTTACATCGTTGGATAGCACAGATGGTTATCGTGATTTTATTGGCGGTTTCCGTGATGGTGGTAATGTTACGTTGAACATGAATTTTACACGTGATACTTATGACATGATGAAGGAGGATTTTGAAGATCCACTGTCCAAAAATTATGAAATTGTGTTGCCAGACGATGACGCAACCAGTTTTGAGTTTGCTGGGCTTGTCATAGAGTTACCATTGGAAATTACCACTGATGATAAAGTTACAGCAAATGTGACTATTAAAGTCAGAGGAAAAGTTGAAGTGAATTCTGGAAGTGGTTCAGGAGCATAAACACTTCTTTGCTAATCAAGCAAATTTTTTAACAATTTTAAATTTTAATCAAAATGGGAAATTTATTGAATCGTGAAACGTTATTGAAACGTGATGAGTTGAAAACCGAAAAGGTGGAATTTGAAAACGGTGATTTTGTTTATGTGCGTCAAATGACTGGACGTGAGAGGGACAATTTTGAACAGTCTCTTGTCAAAGAAAGTCAGGATGCCAAAGGTAATATCACCTATGAACGTTCATTGTCAGATTTCAGAGCAAAATTGGCGGTATGTACAGTTTGTAAAGAGAATGGTGATCCAATCTTTTTACCGGGTGATTATGGGGCATTGAGTAAAAATATCAGTGCGGCCAAGTTGGAAAAAATTGTGAATGTGGCTCAACGGTTGAATCGTATTACCGATGAAGACAAGGAGGCACTTGTAAAAAACTCAGATGCCGTCCAAGACGGCAATTCCAATTCCAACTCTGCCGAGAGTTAAAAATACCTCATCCAGATTACCTATGGGACATTCTGAGTCCGGAACAGGTTGATGAGTGGGAAGCATATGACCGGATTGATCCAATAGGTAATTGGCGTGAGGATTACAAGATGGCTTATTTGACATCAACGGTTTTAAACATAGCGGTACAATTGTATGGAAAAGAGGGAGCCAAGTTACAAAACCCGGTGGATATAATGAAAAATTTACCGTGGTTGATGGATCCTCAGGAACAACAATTAAAACCGGCAACCGGAAAACAGACCGTTGAGCAAATAAAAAGTGCTATGATGGATTTGGTACGTATGGGAAACCGATCACCAAGACAGCGATCCAATTCTATGAATGTAAAGAGACGCAAAAGTTTGAAAGGTAAATGATATGAATATAGGTGAATTAACAGCAACGTTGGGGTGTGATGCTACAGGACTTCAATTGGCCACCCGTGAAATGGAATCATTTGAAAAACGAATGAAGAATCAAGTCACGGCAATTAATACCCAATTGAAAAGTGCAGGAGATAGTATGAAAAAGTTTGGTCGTTCAGCGTCCACCTACATTACTTTGCCTTTAACATTAGCCGGAGGAGCCAGTTTCAAGATGTATAAAGATTTTGATTCCAACATGTCTAAAATTACAGGTTTGGTTGGAGTGGCTCGTGAACAGGTCAATGCTTGGCGGGATGATGTGCGTGCTTTGGCTGGAGAAACTGCCAAAAGTTCAGGTGAATTATCAAATGCGTTGTTTTTCATCACTTCAGCCGGTATCAGAGGAAGTGAAGCTATGGAAGTTTTGGAAATGTCAGCAAAAGCAGCCACTGCGGGATTGGGAGATACCTCCACGGTGGCTGACTTGGCTACATCAGCGATGAACGCATATGGTATTGCTAATTTAAGTGCTGAGAAAGCGGTGGATATATTAGTTGCCACCGTGAGAGAAGGAAAAGCAGTACCAGAGGAATTGGCTCAAAGTATGGGACAGGTGTTACCTATTGCGGCTGAAATGAAAGTATCATTTAATGAAGTGGGTGCTATGATGGCGGCAATGACTCGTACAGGTACCAATGCGGCTACAGCTGCCACTCAATTGAGGCAAATTCTTGCTTCATTATTGAAACCCACCAAGATGGCTGAAGATGCTTTAAAAGGTATGAACACCAGTTCAGCGGAATTGCGTAAAACCATCAAGGAACGGGGATTGTTAACAGCCATGATGGACATAAAAGATTTAACAAAAGAATATGGTGAAGAAATAATGGCACGGGTATTTCCCAATATACGTGCTTTGAGTGGTATATTGGATGTGATGGGAAGTAACTTGGAAGATAATAAAAAGATTTTCCAGTCTATGTCTGATACCACTAACACATTGAATATGGCATTTGAAGAAGCAACCAATACCGTTGAATTCAAATATAATCAAGCCATTGTAAAAGCAAAAACCGGGTTGACCGTTTTTGGGGAAACAGTATCCACTGCGGCAATACCTTTGATTCAACAATTTGGTAATACGGTTGAGAATTTAACCAAATGGTTTAAAAATTTGGATGACAGTTCTAAATTAATGATTGTACGAATTGGTGGGTTGGCTGCGGCAGTTGGCCCATTGAGTATTGCTCTTGGATTTTTAGTTGGTAATGTTTTACCCGGTTTAATTAAAGTGGGGTATGGGGCAGTAAAGATGTTTAATGCTTTGCGGTTGGCCATGATTAAAAATCCTATTACAGCAATAGCAGTGGGATTGGCGGCAGTGGCAGCAACGATGATAAAGTTTAATGGGATAGCACGGGAAACCGTTACAACCCAAACGGCATTAAACAATTTACAAACTACAGCTAATCAAAATATTGTTGAGCAAAAAACCGAAGTTGAAAAATTATTGCGGGTAATTGATAATGAAAATTCCACTCTAAATCAAAAAGAATCAGCCATTCGTAAATTGAATCAGATATCACCAGAGTATTTGGGTAATATTGATTTGGAAAAAATTAAAACCGGTGAAGCACGTTTGGCCATTGAGGCATACATTAGTAGTTTGAGGGAGCAAGCCAAAGTACAGGCAGCCAGCCAACTCATGATTGAAGCGGAAAAACAACGAATTGAAGACTTGGCCAAAGGTTATGATCGTCAACAGAGT